CTATTTTAGGCATTTGGTCGCCTCCTGCCGGTTTGAGCGGTCAGTTCTAGCTAAGGTTACTGGTTTAAGGTGTCAGACCTAGGAGAGTTTCAAACTCTGATAGCAAAATTAGCGTTTGCGTTGTTCCGGCCACGCAATCTGCGCAATGGCCAGCAGGCACCCGAGGCTAAGCGAAAGCAGAAACGCGGCAAGGAACATGTCTAACCCTTCGGTTTTCTGAACTTGTCCAGTTGGCTTTCGATGGTCATTCGGTAAGCGATTAGCTTGTCCATCGAAACCTGGATCTGGTTAAGCTTCGCTCGATCGAGCGCGAGGGTGCGGTCAATGCGGATCAGCTCTGCTTCGAGCTTATCGCGTTCTGTGGGCAGTTTGGCCACGGGTTATTTGCGGACCAGACGCCAACCAAGCAGGGCAGCGCCGCCGCAGATGAGCCAGCCAACAGCGGGCTTGAGGAAATCGGGCGTGATCGTGCCATCCATGAAAATCTTGTCTGCGAGGACAAAAGCGGCCAAGGCGCCAATGGCCTTGCCGGCAAGGTCGATGAGTTCTTTCTGATCTGCCGTGAGAGTTGCCATGTTGGCCTCCTAGTTCTCAGTGTAAGCGCCGGCGGCGCGGGCGGATTGGTATTCATCCTCGTCGTTTGGGATGGGTTCGACGTAGAATTGCGGGTCATGCGGCTTGTATCCGCTAGTGGCAATGTATTCGGTGCGCGGTTCGTCGTCCTCAAACAGCGCGTCATCGCTTTCCTGCGGCTCTTCCACGGTCAGATGGGAGCCTTCGATGTAATTGGCTTGAATGTGACGGGTCAGGGCGGCCTGCGCACGTTCGACAGCGCTTTCGTCGGCTTCTAGGCTTTCGGCCAGCTCTTTCAGCGCAAGTTCGTCACGGACGTACTTGGATTGCCGATCCTGGAAATCCTGGCTGTTCAGGCGGTCTGTGGCAGCAATCAGCGCGCGGCTGAGTTGGTCAAGTTCTGCGTCAATCATGGGGGTTGTCTCCATCAGTGGTGAGCCGAGACACGTCCACCTTTACACAAGGGGGGACTGAGGTTTCAGGTTGTTGGACGGCTCGGCTCGCCGTTGAGGGTTTAAGCAATGCGTTGCACTTGGGGTATGGAGAGCGCTTGTGCGCGTAGCCCAGCCCCGTTTTGTTCATCGCGGCTCGGCCTTTAGCTGCCTGCGGATCATGAACGGGCACAAGATGTAGTTATTCGGAAAATGCGTCAAGCCGCTAATTCGATGTCTGAAAGAGCAACCTTGGCGTCCAAATCACGCCCAAACAACGCCAGTTTAACCATGACGCTGTGACCATCAACCGCCATCGCCCTGACTTCGTGCCTTTGAGCTGCCAGCGTGAAACGGACCATATCTCCGGCTTTGACAAGCGGCACGTCCTTTGGCAGCAAGCAAGCGGGGATTTTATCGTCGTGGAACAAGCCGGGAGGCGGGTTTAATATCCAGCTCTCATCGCGCTTCGGCACAGGCTCCCAGCGACCGTACGCATCCCGCACCGGATGGCCTATGTGGCGCAATGTCCGAAGCTTCCAAGGATCAGGGTCAACCACAAAGCTATACCCTGGCCACGCCATAGTGACGCCCGTGTGCTGGCGCTTCGCGTGCCGGGATACCCGGCGACGGTCAGGGCACAACATGCAAAACGCCGTAAATTTTGCGGCCCTGAACTCGTCAACAGCCTTTAGCGGGTAGGAGCTTGCAAATAGGTAGATGGTCATCGCTTCTGTCCCCGCGTCTTTGGCCGAACAAGCTGACGGCCGGCAAGCTCATGGTCCTGGATCGTGGCGTATTCCACAGGCTGCCTTGCCCCGCATCGTGAGCAATACACGCGGCCTGCCTCGTCTACCTCATCGCGGTTGTGGATATGGAATGAGCAGCGGATGGATACGGGTCTCATAGTTCCACCCATGCCCACAAAAGCGATAGGGTCCAGATTACGTAGAGGGCGGGGATCATGGGCGCCCCGCTAGGCCGGTTTGACGAGCCCTCCCCATCGGCCTGCCCGGCAGAGGCATCCATCCGTCGCCTCGGAACGGACGATAGTTTCCATGCGTCGCCCATGTGCCCTCTGGTGTCTGGATCAGGACGCGCAGACCCTCCGCTTCGGCATGGCGCTTGATGATGGTTTCGGGCTTCCGAAACAGCCGCTTTCGTGTAACGGTTTGCTCTGGCTGCGCTGGCATCCAGCACGCAAAAACCGGCATCTCGTCAAAGTAGGTCAGCACAATCGTGCCATCCTTCGGAACGGTGTGCGGAAGCTGCCAACAGCTTCGGAGCGTCGTCTTCGCTTCTTCCTCGGTCATGCGGCAGCCCTCACAATCTGTGCAGCCCGCCAAGCTTCGCGTATCTCTGCAAGCCCTGCCTTGGGATGAGTGCCAAACGCTTCAGCAGCATACCGGCGAAGGCCGTAGAGCACCGTTGTATGGTCCCGCTTGCCGATAATGCGGCCGGCTTGCGGGAGTGAGCGGTAGACCGGCTTCGTGCCCTTGAACTTGTAGGGAATGCACATCAGCCGGGCCACCAGATCACGGCGGGCAAGGCAGGCAATGTGCGCTTTTGTGGGGCCAAGCAAAGCCTGGCGGGTGATGGGGTAGAGGTGAAGCACAGCGGCGATGTGTGCTTCAGCGTTTGGTGTCAGCCCTAGGGTAGTCATGTGGTCAGTCTCCGTTGATAAGTTTCAGTTTAGGCAGGCTTTCAAAGTCGATAGCGATACTGGCAAGGGCAGCCGCTACGTGGTCAGGCGGGTGATAGGCAGGCGAGAGAAGCAACAAATCCTCCGAACCGCCCCTTATCGCGTCCTTCAGGTTGCGCGCGTCGATCGCCGACAGGACGTGAGCCGTAAGCAACCCCTGAAGCCTGCCCTGAAGCCATCGGCGCAGATGCGCCAAGTGCTCCCCATCAGTAGCATCGCCCCCGCCCCTCTCAGGGCTGGGGGGCGATGCGGCTGGAGATGAATTTTGGATAGTCCCCGGAAGGTATGGTTTCTCTTCCCGTAGGGAAGAAACCATACCTTTGGTATGGTAGTCACGTTTTTGTTTTTCAGTCTCTTGTTTTGGTGCGTGTTTTTTCTTCTTACGGGCGCGGTTTTGCTGCATTTTTGCAGCAAAATTGTCAGACCGGGTTACCATCTCTGTAACCGTAGCGTGCTGGATCACGTCTGCCGAAATCAGGAATTTGCCCGAGCATTCTGCCCAGAAAGATGCAAACTGCCGCTTGTCCAGGCGGCTTGCGGACATGAGTACGCGGGGGTCATTTTTGAGCGATCCGCCACCGTTCCAGATTGCGCAAAGAACGTCTAGGTATGGCCCACGGTGCTTAGGGGCAATGCTTTCCGTTCCGCCCCGCCAGCGATCAATAAACAGGGGCATGTATGGACGCTTAGTCACGACGATCACGCTTGCCCTTGGCCGGCACAAAGCCGCAATCGCGGTCATGTTGTGAGGGGGCTCCCGGTGTCCCTGCCGTCAAACGTATCTCACACGTCTTCAGGAGAGGCCCCAGGCGCTTTTCAAACTCGCGGACCCAGTAGACACCGGGCATGAAGAAAAGCCCGTCCACAGCCTTCTCAAAGCACAGGGTGAACTTGTGAACGTCCTCACGCACGCCGTTATCAGCGTTGAACATGAGGCATTCGAGCCGGTCTGCACTGTTGGGGTCCAGCTTTAGATATTGGCCGGTGGTGTATAGGGGGACTTCAATCATCTGCTGCCCCCGCCATGTCCAGAAGGGGCAACGATCCCGTCAATTCCGCGTCACGCAGGTTCTTGATTGCGGTTTTGAAGTAGCCGGTCTTCAGCTCGGTGCCGATAAACTTGCGGCCAGCCTTGACGGCCTCGTAGCCCTCACTGCCAATCCCGGCAAAGGGCGACAGGACAACATCGCCAGGATTTGACCACATGCGAACACAGCGCTCGATAAGGTCAAGCTGAAGCGGGCAAATATGCTTCTCGTCTTCCGGGTCTTTTCCGTCTCGGTAGTTATTCAGAACCTTTGTCTGCTGAATATCCATCCAGACCGGAGATGCCCACTTTTGCCATTGGTCGACGGGAAAAGTGGCGCGGTCCTTGCCAACCGGATCGCTTTGCGTCTCGTCCAGAATGTCCTTGCGGAACACCATCAGATAGTCAGGCATCCCCATCCGCGACCGGGTGCTGTCCTTGCAAAGCTGCTTGTAAAGCAGGCCAAGGGCCTTCGTGCGCTGCATTTCGACAACAGGATCTTTCCAGACCGTGACGCGGCTGTGATAGATCCAGCCCGCATCCTCGTGCGCCTTGCGAAGGTCAGCCGGGAAATCATACAGGCCAACATACCCATGCACCGACTTGGTGCGGGGCAGGTCTGTGCAATGGACAACACAGATGCGGCCCGGCTTTGTAAGCCGGTAAAGCTCGCTTGCAACGTGGCGGTAGCACTCAAAGAAATGCGCCTCGTCATTGCAGTTGCCCATATCCCGCTCGGATTCCGAGTAGATGAACAGTTGGGCAAAGGGCGGGCTGAAGATTGACATGCCAATCGAGGCATCCGGCAATTGCCGCATGACTTCGACGCAATCGCCGTTAAACAAGGTCCAGTTTTCGCCGCTGGCGTGGTCAAGACATTCGATCATCGGGTTAGCCTTTCATCCAGGCGGGCAATGCCGCCTTCTTTTGGGGTTGGTATGGAATGGAAACTTCGCGGGCCATCGCCGCCTTGCTCATGGCCTGCATCATCTGGGCTTTCATAGTTTCGTGATCGCCGCGCTTGCGGCTGATGGCGTCATAAATCGCGCGCTCGGTGTCAGCCATGACGACATGGCAATCGACCGGGCTTGTCTGCCCGAACCGCCAGCAACGCCGGACGGCTTGGTAAAAACTTTCATAGCTGAACGACAGGCCGACGAACCCAACGCGACGGCAATGCTGCCAGTTAAGCCCGAACCCTGCAATCGACGGCTTGGTGATGATCCCGCGCGCCTTGCTAGTCGAGAACGCGACTAAGCGTTCTTCCTTAACTTCCGCCTTGTGACTGCCCCGCACGTCCATAAAATCCGGCATAAGGCTGGTCAAAACATCCGCCTCATAATCGGTATCGCACCATATTACCCACGGCTCGCCGGGCTCGGCCTTGACAATACTGGCCAGCATATTGGCTCGATCTTCCACAGTCCGGCGCTTCTCGGAATGCATCGACGTGGCAGACATATCGGGGATGCGGAACAGAAGCCCTTGGGTATCGTCTGACCTGTCAGCGGCGATAATATGGTGTTTCAGGTTCAAGGGGGCGAGGTCATAGCCTTCATTGGAGTACCCCAGATCGCTAGGCTTGCCGACCATCCGGGACCATGACGCGACCCATGCCCAGAAGTCATTGACGGCGGACTTCTTCAGGCGCCATTCGCCCGTGTCTGCGCTGTCATGGATAAACCAGCGGACAAGCATATCCTCGCGCCGCATGACGCCAAGGAACTCGGCATGGTTGCCCAGCTCGCTATGATCATTTGGCGCGGGAGTTGCTGTGCAGGCAAGGCGATACGGCGTTGACGCAAAGCGGGAAATCAATTCCCGCGTGGTCTTGCCGGTGAAGGATTTGAGGATCGAACTTTCATCGAGAATGACACCGGCAAACTGGTCTGTATCGACGTGCGCCAATTGCTCATAGTTCGTGATCCAGATCGCGGGCCGAGACATATCGGCATCGCCCCGGACATACCGGGCATCGATCCCCCACGTTTCGGCCTCGCGCTGGTGTTGATGACCCACGGCAAGCGGGGCAAGCATCAAAACGGGTTTGTTCGTGTGCTCTACGACTTCCCGGCCCCACTCAAGGGCGCAGAACGTCTTGCCTAGGCCGGTGTCAAGGAATAGGGCCGCACGGCCAGCCCGCAAGGCAAAGTCAACGCTATGGGCCTGGTGAGGCTTCAGGCTTGAATGCAGGCCCTTGGAAGGGAACCCCACAGCTTTTGGCGCGATTTTCTTTCTGGCGATCAATTCATGGTATTCCGCAAGCCCATCGGGCTTGATTGCGGTCGAAATTATAGGTAAATCATCGTTAGACATGGCCGCGTGTCTCCAAGGGTTTGCGGTTATGTAGAGGCGGGACCGTTTGCGCGGCCCGCCTCATTGATTTGTGACGTTACTTTGTCGTTTTGTCTAGCCCCGCAACGTGAGAATAAATCGCCGCAAAAGCGAGCGAGCTGTCTGACGGAACTTTCAGTGTGCGCCATCTTCCAGCGGGCGGGTTTTCTAATACACGCTGGAGGTAGGGAAGGGTGCGGGGTGGGAGTTGCTTTCGGCGGGTCATCGTTTCATCCCCAAGGCTTGATGCACAAGCGCGTAATTCGTCAGCTTGAATTTCTGAATAGGGCGGCGATGGCACGTTGTCCGGCTGGACAGGACAAACTCGCCGGTTGGCTCAAAGTCAGCGTGACGGAACACGGCGCCCATGACACGCGGGTCGATGTCACGCGGGGGCGGGCAAATGTCACGCACATCGTTGATCGTAATCGCGGGGCGATCTGCTAACAGCTTACGGGCAGCATCGCGGGCGAGGGCCAGGTAGTCTGGCCGATGCGTTTCAAGCAGGTCGAGCCAATCCATCTGGTCAGTCATGCGTTCTCCAGCCCCATCAAAACCGCCGCACGAATCCCCGTAGCCTTCGCCAGCGTTCGCGCAGTGTCGCTGGACATACCCCGGCGACCTGTCTTTATGTCATGCAGGAACCCGACAGAATGTCCGGTCTGTTCAGCAAGGCGGGACAATGAGCCCCGGCCCTGCTTTCGTAGCCATGCGGCTAGTGGTGTGATGCGTTTTGCCATGCTGTATGTGTGCCGCAGATTGCATCAGCCGTCAACAGAATATTTCGCCCGGCGCGTAAAAAAGTGTTGCGGGTTTGCGCGGGGTGTGGCAGCGTAATGGCACACTAGGGAGACATACAATGACCAACGAATTAAAGACGATTGATGAACATGCGGTTGCGCCAGGAATGGCATCGGCTGGCGCGTTCATCGCCATGATCGAACGCGCGGCAATCAATCCTGCCGTAGACGTAGACAAGATTGAACGTCTGTACACGCTGCATGAACGTATGCAGGCAAAAGCCGCTGAAACCGCATTCTATGCCGCAATGGCCGAACTGCAACCACGCCTGCCGGTTGTGGAACATACCAAAAAGATCAGCTATGAAAAAGGCGGCCAGACGATTGTCAAAGGCACCTATACGCCTTGGGAAGACATCGACGAACTGATCCGCCCGCTTTACACGGCGCTTGGGTTTTCGCTGTCCTTCGACATTGAGCAGACTTCCGAAGGCATCAGCGTCGAGACGATCATCATGCACCGCGAGGGGCATTCCGTACGCCGCGCCAAGATGCGCCTTCCCCCTGATCCGTCCGGAAACAAAGGCGCCGCTCAGGCAGTCGGGTCGGCTGTCAGCTATGCTAAGCGATACTCGGCTTGCGCTGCCCTCAACATTACCACACGCGGCGCCGCCGGCGAAAGCGAAGACGATGACGGCCAGTTAGCGCATACGCCCATGAATGCTAGTCAGGCCAAAGCCCACGGCTTGTGGGAACGCCTTGAAAGCGAGTTAAAAACCGAGTGCGCAACGCAGATCGAGGCAGATGCATGGTGGGAAAAGGTCCGTAGTTTTCGCGAGGCATACCGCGATATGCCAGACCCTTGGAAGCGCATGTTTCGGGACGAAGTGTTTGCCCCGTATCGTGAACGTCTGAAGCCGGGTGAGCCGTGAGCCGCTACCTTCGCACCCTCTACACCGAAAAAGACAGGGCCTTGGTCGCCGAATGGCTGGCCAAGGTTCCGCTTGGCTGGAGGGTGGAGATTAAGGAAACCAAGCGCACAAATGCGCAAAACGAC